GACGAAGCTCAGGTCTGCGGTGATCTTGTCTGCCGTCGCGAAGTTGAGCGTGAACTCGTTGGCGATAGACCCGATCAGGTACTCGGCCTGAAGGTCCGTGTTGGCATCGTCCGGCGAGCCCAGCGTGCGTTCGAGCTGGAAGCTGCGACGCACCTGATTTGACGGTTCGGCCTCGTTCTTGATAACCCGACCGGTGAAGATTTGCAGGCTGACACCAGTGGTCCCGGTCTCCGTGACCATGTCAGCCTGCGTCTTGTCTAGGGTGATCGAGCCGGCGTCACCGCCCGTCACCGAGAAGACGCGAGCATAGCCGTTGTTGGCCGCCGTCGAAAACTGGGTCGCCGACGTGTCACCGCCGATGTAAATCCACTCACCCGGGATCACACCGAGGCTGTCCGGATCGGCGCCAGTCTGGAAGTCCAGCACCGGAAGGTCGCCGCTGGCATCGACCTCAACGAGGCCGTCACCAAACTCGAAACCGACTTTGACCAGCCGAGCGGCTGCGGGAGGCGCGGATTCATCCACGATGTCCTCGTTGACCGTTACCGCCGTCGCCGTCGGAGCGCCGGCACCGGCAGTGGTCTTCAAGCCGTTGTTGGCCGAGTTCGTAAAGCCCGAGGCGAAGATCAGATCGCCTTCGGTGAAAACGTCGAGACCGCTGCCCGCGTCGTACGTCTCGCCAGTGCCGTCCACATTCGTAATCGTGACGGCCGTTCCGTTGAAGGGGTTCGTGTCCGCCTTCTCACGGAAGTCGGCGAAGAAGAAGCCTTGAAGGAGGCGTTGGAAGTTGGTCTGGGTCAGGTCGTTGTTGAACCCGCCCGACGCATCCAGGTCCGTCACAACACCCTTCTGGCGCTGCCGCCCGGCGTTGATGGGGGCGCGAGCCGTGGTGCTGATCTGCCCGCCGAAATCATCGTAGGAGTTCGGCTCAAGGCCGTACCAAGTGGGTGAACCGGGCAGGACGCCGAGGGTGTCTTCCACGGCGAACCGAAGCCCTGTGATATTGGAGTCGACCTTATCCGAGACGGCCATCTTTCGTGCTCCCGTTAGGGTGAGCCAAGCATGCTTGGCGGTTAACGTACCTCGTCAGTTAACGGCTGGCAAGCGGTTAGCTGCCCTCCGAGAAGTCATACTCGAACTGCGAGGTGATGTTGGTCTGATACCAGCCCTCGTTGCGGCCGATCTCGTTGGTCTGGGTGTTGCGGAACCAGACCTCGTCCACGCTCGTACCGCCAATCTTCGTCGCCGCCTGTCGCTCGAAGGCCCGCATGGCGGTCTGAGCGTACAGGTCAACTGCCTTCCGGCCGTCGTTGAGCGGTGTGAAAATCTGCACGGTGATGATGCCCAGGCGCTCGAACTCGCGCTGTCCACGCTCCTGAAGCGTCGACTGCTCACCGCCGTTGTGCCTGATCTGGATGCGGGCCCACGGCGTATCGGTGTTCGGGATGTCCTGACCGAAGTCATCGTACAAGAGCAGCGGCGGCGTCGCGAGAGTTTCCCACTCGTCCGTGAAGCGCTTGTAGATCGCATCGACCGCTTCTTCGACCGTGAAACCCATCTCTATCTCCGAAGCTGGATGTCGTAGACCACCAGCGTGTCACCCGGCTGCACTGGGTTCACGTTGATGATGTGCCAGATGCCCGTCACCCCGCTGTCGTCGAGCGTGTCGAAGCTCTTGATGTCCTGGCCGGCGACGTTCGCCGACGTGGCCGCCAGGAGGCAGCGCTGATCGCCCCGGCGAACGAGCTGGTCGTCGATCTCATCCTCTTCGTACTCAACGAGGATGGCTGTAGCGGTGATCGTGGTGTCGTTGGAGTCGTCTCGGCCACGCCAGGGTTTCTGACTATCGGCCGGCGCCTCACTGTGCAGAATCAGATCGACCTCACGGCCGTTGTCCTCGATTAGCTGCTTCACGTCGCCGGCCAAGGCCGCGTAGTCGATTGCCATAGGTTAATCTCCTCGCGAGAGGATGACGCCGGTTTGACCGCTGCGCAGCAGCTCTTCGATCCACATATCAGCTTCCGGGTACTCCGGAATGTAGAAGTCGTTGAGCAGACCGGATTGCAGGCCGCGACCGCCGCTCGACTTGGCGGCCATGTCGGCGGCCGTCTGGAACTCGGTCTCGCTTTCGACCGGCCCGGCCTTGACGCGCGTGCTCTTGACAGCGCCGGCCTGACTCGCGCTACGACCGCTCTGGGCAGTCGAGAGATCGCTGAAATCCTGGCCCGGCACCGCCCGCAGCGGATCAGGCGCCAGGATGTTGTAGATAGCGGCCCGCAGCGCGTACTCGGCGACCGCGCGCTTCAGGAGCCGCGGAATCTCATCTTCGCCGCTGAGCAGGAACCCGTCCTTGTCGAAAGCGTCCAGACGCGGCCATTCGAGGTTCTGAGACTTCGAGCGGCGGAAGCCGACGTAGCGCATGCCGAAGCGCTTATCGACGAACGAGGTTGCCCGGACGATGGAAGTCTCTTTTTCAGGAGTCGTCAGGAGGCCCCAGCCGGCGTGACCATGGTCTTCGTGGTACTGGTCAGCGAAGGCTTCGTCGATATACGCGTTCGCCGAGCTATTCCCGCCACCATCTTCAACCGTGAACGCCACGGACGCCTCCTGTAGTAGTGGGGCCGGGGCATCGCGGCCCCGGCCCGGTTAGTCGTTGTCCCGCAGGGGAGCGGTCTTAGTTGCCGCCGCCGCTGCCGAGGTAGGTGCCTCGGATGTTGCGACCGACCATGCCGGTCATCAACTGGGAACTGGTGCTCTTCGGACGGCCCCGCATGACCACGTTCTTCCGGCCATCGTTGCCCTTACGGACGCCGGAGCTGGACATGCGCTTGAAGCCCATCCCGACGCTTTTGGTAGTCCCTCGCTTTGCCATGATATGGCCCTCCTATGCCGCCGGCCGCAGCCGGTCTACTTGGACTTACGCTTGCTCTTGCGCTTCTTCTTCATGTGCTTCGCCATCGACGACCTCCTACGTCTTGAGGTTGCCCAGCTTCGCCCGACGAGCGCCTTTGTTAGGCGGGTTCGACATGGCGTTCGAGAACTGAGACGCACGACCGAAGACGTTGGCAGGGCGTCGAGGGGACGAGGCCCGGCCGCTGGTCGTGGGATTGCTCATGCCGCCGCCCGACTTCTGCCGGAACATGGCGGCACGCTTCATGAAACCGCGGGCCATGGGCCTACTCCCGTTACGCGATGGCTTCCAGCACCTTCTTGCCGGAGAAGACGACCACGTCGTCATCCGCGTCGAAGGTGGCGCCGATAGCACGGTTCGAGGTGAAGTATCCGTCGGGCAGCTTGCCGGAGCCCAGCTCGGCGTTAACCTTGTCGACCGCCGCCTGCTGGATCAGCGCAGCCGAGGTCTCCTGGGTGTCGTCGATAGCGATCACGACAGCTTCGATGCCGTCGATGACCGTGTCACCGGGATCGGCGACCTTCTCGACAAGATGAGGTACGATAGCCATGACGCATTCTCCCTGCGTTCGAGGACAACTCGAACAGGAGTATGCTGCATGGTTAACAGGGGGTCAACCTATTCGGAAGCGCGCCGGGCGCGCACGCTAGCCTGGGCTTTCTGCTTGGACGTAGAGCGACCCACGATCTTCCAGGAGTTGCCCTCTTTCTTCTGGATCGCCCAGTTCTTGCTACCCTTGACCGGCTTCTTGCGTACGCGCCACGGCATAGCGGCCTCCTGTTACATCTCGGCCAGGGCTTTCTCCTGGGCCTTCTCGCGGTCCCAGCCGGGCGCCGCGTTGTTGATGTCCTGGCGGGTCACGTCGGCGCCGTACGCCTTCTGCACGGCCGCGAGCGCCGGCTTGCCGGTCTTGGTCCAGTTCTCGTCGAGGTCCGGGTCGAGGTCCTGGATCACCCCTTTAAGCCGCGGGTTGTTGCCGGCCCCGTGCTCCGAGCCTTCGCCCGACGCGGAAAGCCCGGAGTGTTCGTGTCCGTCCCCGTCGGAACGAACCCCGGAATCCCCTGCGTCACTTCCAGCATCGAGTTGGCCGTCATCTGCTCCTTCCGCGGCAGACGATCCGAGTTCCGC